GGTGATGCATCTGGTGCTCATGCAGGCCCTAACGTTCAGAACTCGGCTACACTCGACCGCTTTGGTACCGCAGTCTACATTGACTACTTACGACCAGACATTGAGGAAAAGATGTTGAAGAACAAGTTCAAAGACATCAATGCCAAAGCAATCAAGGAACTTGTGAAGCTTGCTAACCTGATTCGCACAGGTTACAAGGCCAGTCAGTTCAGCTTAACAATGTCACCTCGTGCTTTGTTTAGCATCTGTCGTAAGGTTCAAGTAGGCTGTGAACTCAAGCAAGCATTTGCTCTTGTGTATCTCAACAAATTGAATGACACACAACGTAAGGTTGCTGACGAGCTATACACCAAGGTGTACGGTAAGAACGCTTAAACCTCAAAACCACAAGGCTCTCCTACGGGAGAGCTTTCTATTTTGAGTTTTAGAGAAACACATGATTGATCGCAAACTAATCCTAGCCAATGCTCCTAGTAACATAGGAAAGCAAGTCAACGTCAACCACGTTGGCTGCGAAGCAGGCGAAGACAAGAAGAAACGTCTGTACATCAAGCGTACTGAGAAGGGACTGGTTGCTTACTGCCACCACTGTGCTGAATCAGGCTTTGCTAAGGATGGTGACACCAGACTAGGCACTTGGGTATCTGGAAAAAAAGATACAAGTGTTGTAAAAATACAACAGAAGCCAGAGCTTGCACCCCTAAGCATTGGTGGAAAGATGTGGTTGCTTGAATACCACGTTACTACAACAAGCAAATTATTTTCTGGGATCAAAGACGATCCTAAGAAAGTTGCGCTTACACTCCACAACCCGACCAATGACATCCTTGGTTGGCAAGTCCGTAACCTAGTACCTGATGCTGTACCCAAGTACACAACGTACTACTTGGACAACAAGAACAAAGGTGAGTCTGCTTGGTTTCATAACGGCAGCAAAGTATTAGTGATCACTGAGGATTACCTTAGTGCTTACCGTGTCTCTCGTGATGTGGGCTATAGCGCAATGGCGTTACTAAGAACATCCATCACGGACAGGACACTGATGCAGATCTACGACATGGGATTCAGCGAGATTTATATCTGGCTTGACTCCGATGAAGCAGGTGTTAAGGGAGCAGCTAAGGTGTCAAAAACACTGAGGCATTTCCTGCCATCTGATGTGAAGCTGATGTCTATTCATTCCGATGAAGAGCCAAAAGAACTCACAGCAGAACAGTTAGAAAAGAAATTTTTATAAAGGAACAAGATGGACTACGACGTTCTCTACCTTTGCTCACAGAGCAAGGAGAACCTATCAAAGTACAAGCGGTACATCAAGCCGCATGTAGTGATGAAGGAAACCAATGTCATCCTTGATGGCATGGAGCGATACTTCAAAACATTCCCAGGTGTTGCAGAACTTAACTGGGATTCTTTCTCTGCCTACTTGATTGCAGACCAGAGCAAACGATTGACTGACGATGCTATTGTTAAGCTTCGCATGACGCTTACTAAAGCAAAGACGTTTGAACCACACTGTGCCCATGAGGAAGTAGTCAAGACTCTCATCGAGTTGGACTACCTTGCCAAGATCATGGAAGAGTGTGAGAAAGTAAAGGAAGGTGAGAGTGACTTAGAGCACGTTCATATCCTAGCAACCAATGCCCTCAAAGATGTGGAGAGATACATTGAAAAAGACGAGCTTTTTGTTTCTGCTGATCTTTCTAGTATTGCAGACCGTATTACTAGTAGTGGGTATGAGTGGCGACTCGATGCCCTCAATCGTTCTTTGGGTCCTTTGCGTACAGGCAACTTCGTTATCGTGGCGGCTCGTGTTGAGGTAGGTAAGACAACATTCCTTGCGAGTGAGGTTAGCTATCTTGCTCAACAGTTACCTGCTGATCGTCCTGTCGTATGGATCAACAACGAAGAAGAATCAACAGTTGTGTTCTTCCGTATTGTTCAAGCTACTCTGGGTGTGGAATCTAAGGTAATCATTGCTGACTCAAAGGCAGCGATGGACAAGTACACCGAGATGATGGGTGGTAACAAGGACAAGATCCGTGTGACCAAGGACACCAACAACATGCGTGACCTTGAGACACTGTTCAAAGAAGTTAACCCTGGCCTCATTATTTTTGACCAGCTTGACAAAGTTGATGGTGTGAAAGGCGATGAGCCTGAGCATCTGAAGCTTGGTAAGTTGTACAAGTGGGCACGAGAACTTGCAAGAACGTATGGCCCAGTTATTGCAGCATCACAGTTATCTGCTGGCGCTGTGGAATTGAAAGATCCTCCGTTCATTGGTCTTGATGCTCTTCGTGGATCTAAGACTGACAAACCTGGCGAAGCAGATGCCGTGCTTACTATCGGTAAGTACAAGGAACCTAAGTCACCAGAGGAAGAAATGATCCGAACAATCAATGTTCCTAAGAACAAGCTACCTGGTGGTGGATCTAAACAAATGGAGTCTGAACGTCATGGTCAGTACCTTGTGACCATTGATCCAATCAGAGCACGTTACGAGTGAGGAACTTATGGCTAGACATCCCAGATACACAGCTGAAGCTGCAAGACTGGCAGCTAAAACAAAACCTAAGTCTGGATACGATCTAGGTTGGGTAGACCCAAGAGGTCTGTCTTACCTATCTTCAGAAGCAGATCGCAAAGCTGCTGATGCAAAGATTGCTAAAGAGTTTGACGATTTGTTTGACTCGTCATCTTATACAGCAGGGCTTGCTAAATCTATGAGAGATGCAAAAGACAAAGCAGTTGCTGCTGTCTGGTCTACACATTCAGATCCAACAACATGGTCTGTATATGCTGCAACAAGAGGAGAGTTACCTATGAACCCATTCTTGGATAAAGTTATGAAGATGGAATACGTTGGCAGTAGGGTAACCTGCACACCAGCTCCTACAGACACAGACGAAGATGTGTTGCTGCTTACTGATGATCTCAACACTTTGATTGGCGATTGTATTGAAGTAGGTTTTGACCGAGATGGTGATCACAAATCATCTTACCCAACAGAGTTTGTTTCACTGCGAAGTGGGACAATAAATTTTATTGTTACTGATAACGAGGAGTTCTTTGAGAAGTTCATGCTTGCAACACACGTATGCAAGTCCCTGAACGTGCTAAATAAAAGTGACAGGATCACAGTGTTCCAAGCTATCTTGTATGGCAAAGAATACTTAGAAGTCACATCATCGTTTTAACCAAGAAAGGACCGTGGAAAACCATGACCACGATGCCAACATTCGTAGCTATTGACGTTGAGACTACTCTCAATGGCAATGAAGATGTGGGACTAGCTCACCCTATGCACCCTGACAACAGAGTTGTTGCCTGGGGTATTGCAAAAGATTATGTCCTTTATGATCCTCAGACTACATACACCGAAGTAGTTTTTGAAGCTCTTGTAGATGCGTGTACACCTGATATGGTGTTCTGTGGACACAACCTAGCTTTTGATTTGATGTATCTGTACAAAAATCCTAAGCTTAAAGAACGTGTACAACAATTCAAGATCTGGGACACACAACTAGCGGAGTACATTCTCAGTGCTCAACAAGTTAAGTGGTCTAGCCTCGATGAACTGTCTATCAAGTATGGCTTGCCAGTTAAAGACGACACAATCAAAGCTTACTTCAAAGCAGGCTTTGGTTCTGACAAGATCCCTCCAGAGGAATTGATTCCTTACCTGGAACAGGATGTTACTAATACCATGAACATTGCTAAGAAGCAGTGGCAACGTGCTGTAGATCAAGGACAACTAACTCTCATTGAGACTCAGATGGAGGCTCTACATGCAACTACAGAGATGCAGTTCAATGGCTTGCACATTGATCGACCAGCTCTTGATAAGTACACACTTGAAGTTGTTAACGAATACGTTGATGTCAAACTTAAACTAGAAGCTTTGGCTACAGGTTTGGTTGATGACATTAACAGTCCTAAGCAGTGGTCACAGTTCTTCTTTGGTGGAACTAAGAAGGTCAAGGTCAAGGAAGAAGTTGGCTTCTACAAAAACGGTAAGGTCAAAACTAAGTTGATGGATAAGGAGATCACTCTCAAACCATTCATCAAGTACACACCTGACCCTGACAAAGTATCTGCTAAGACAGGTCAAGTATCTGTTGATGACTCTGTGTTGAACGACATGCTCAAGCATACGTTCGATCCGACAGCAACATCCATCATCAAATCTTTGTTGGACTATCGTGAGTTGTCTAAGCAACTATCTACCTATGTGCAAGGGCTGAGTAAGCACATCATAGGAGACTTCATACATGGCAAGTTGAATCACACAGCAACTGTTACAGGTCGTTTGTCTTCAACGAATCCTAACTTACAAAACATTTCTAACAACCCCATCAAACAAATCTTTAACTCTCGTTGGGGAGATCGTGGTGTGATTGTCGAAATGGACTTTAACCAACTGGAGGTTGTTGCTCTAGCTCACGTTACTGGTGATTTGCAATTGATTCATGACATCTCTAGTGGTGCTGACATTCACTCTGAGTTGTACAAAGGAATGTTTGGTCGTTACCCTACCAAGGAAGAACGCAAGCCATTCAAAGCTAGAACATTCCAACTTATCTACGGTGCTGGTGCTAAGGCTATTAGCAAGTCTGCTGGTTGTAGTCTTGACGAAGCTAAGAAGTTTGTTGATGTGTTCTACGGTCGCTACCCCCATGTAGCTAAGTGGCATACAGAGTTTGCAAAGGAAGTAGAAACTAAATCTAAGTACGAACTTGATGAGTCAGGTTTGCATGAGAAGGTTAAGACATACATCTACAAGACAGAGACTGGTCGTCGGTTCTGTTTCAAGGAGTATCACAGCGATAGTACGTGGTCATCACGTAGCTACAACTTCAGTCCAACTGAATTGAAGAACTATCCAGTGCAAGGTTTAGCAACAGGTGACATTGTTCCCATGATGTTGGGAGTTATGTTTCGGTTGTTGAAGGGGCGAGATGATGTGAAGATGGTCAACACCATTCACGATTCTCTTATGTTTGATGTCAGGCTAGATGCTGCTGACGATTTTGTGAAAGGAATGACTGAGCTGTTACAGAACACACACGTTTACTTTGAGAGTATTTTTGAGAAGCCTCTGGCACTGAAGCTCAACGCAGGTGCATCAGTAGGTATAAATTGGTTTGAAATGAAAGAACTTTGATATGACAATGATGACAGGTATCGTAGAAGCAGTTTCTACAAAAGATGTAAACACTAAATTTGGCTTGAAGCCAACCTTCTCTATGAAGGTCAATGGCACTTGGGTCAAATGTGGCTTCAAATCTCACAACGCATCTGTTGGTGACGAGGTTGAGTTTGATGGCAACACAGGTACATACGGCATGGAAACTAAAGCCGTGAACATCATCCGTAAAGGAGCAGGCGGAGCAGCTCCATCAGCAGGTGTTACTAGTAGCACAGCAGCACCAGCTAAAGCTTACAGCGGTTTTAAAGAGAAGGTGTTCCCAATCCCTGCATTGCATGGTGATCGTGCCATTGTTCGTCAGAACGCATTGGCTCGTGCAACTGACTTGTACATTGCAGCTCATGGTGGTAAGCCATTTGGTTTGGAAGAATCAACTCTTGACATGGTGATTAAGTTTGCTCGTAAGTTTGAAGCTTACACAGCAGGCGACATTGACATGGCTGAAGCAGAAGCTGAGAACGCAGCAGAGTAAGTTTACGAGGGCTGTTAAGCCAGCAATCGAGGATGTCAATGCAAGGAATTTTCTGGCTTTCTGCCTTGCCTAGTCAACGACCAAATCGAAGCCCTCACCTTTAAGGAAACAACATGAAGTACATGATTGAAGAGACTTACACAAGAACATATCTTGTACATGCAGACTCTATGGATCAAGCTTTAGAGGTAGCTTTTGAAATAGATGACAACTGGGACTATGACGAATCTTGTCAAGGCTTCACGTACATTCAAGAAGTAGAGACAGGAAAGGATAGAACCTTATGAAAGCATTAATAGATGGAGACATCTTGGTATTTCGTAGTGCGTGCAGTGCTATTGATGACGACCAATGGATAGCTTTGAGTAGAGCTGACAAGATGTTGCAAGACATCTTAGATGACGTTGGAGCCACCTCATATCAGGTGTACCTAACTGGTACTGGTAACTTCCGTAGAGAGCTGACACCTACCTACAAAGCACATCGACCAGATGAAAGACCAGAACACTGGCAAGCAGTTCGTGATTACTTGGAAAAGGAACACAAAGCTATTGTCTGTAATGGTTGGGAAGCAGATGACCAGATGGGTATCGACCAAGATAAAGTGGGACAGAGCACAGTCATTTGTTCTATCGACAAAGACTTATTGCAGATCCCAGGACGACACTACAACTTCGTAAAGAAGGAAGCACAGATAGTACCTGCTGAACAAGGTAGGAAGTTTCTGTACCTTCAGAGTTTGATTGGTGACAAGAGTGACAACATCATTGGTGTAGCAGGCATTGGTCCAGTCAAAGCTAACAAAGCTTTGTCTGAACTAGAGACTGAACAGGAGTGGTACGACAAGTGCCGTGAACTGTACAACGATGACGAACGCTACCACCTCAACCTACAACTGCTATACATCTGGCAAAAACCAAACGACAAGTGGGAGCTGCCACAGGCAAGCGACCTCACACCCACAACAACACCACAGGAACAACAATGAAACGAATCAAAGACGCACTGCTGTGCTTTAGTTGGGATGACGGTAAAGCAGAGTTCATGTATGAGAGCCTGCCTGAGCATCTCTTTGACGAGATCAACACATACCTCAATGAACTTGAGGAACACCGAGAAGAAGTAGGCGAAGACTACATCTTCACTAAAGATGAACAGAAGCGAGACACCAATGACTAAAGAAATCAATATGCAGCACATGACCATGCGTGAGTATGTGTCTATCGCTATCCTTGGAGAACTCTCTACTAAGAAAGAAATCTGGGATGCACTTGGAGATGGGACTACAGATCCGAAAGCAGTTGTTAAACAATGCTTTGCATGGGCGGATGTTTGGATGCAGGTTCGAGAGGAACGTAATGCCAAGACCTAAGCGACATCTGCAATCAGCCTACCGCAGTGGGCTGGAGCAGCGATTCCAAACAGCTTGCGAAGCTAACGGATGGGATCTCCCATACGAAGCTAACAAGATTAAGTACGTAATCCCTGCAAGCAACCACACCTACACACCAGACTTCACAGTTACTAGTAACGTTTACATCGAAACAAAAGGACTGTGGACTGGATCAGATAGGAAGAAGGCTGTGCTCATCAAGGAACAACACCCAGACATAACAATCCTCTACGTGTTGCAACGCAACCAGGGGTTGTCAAAGAAGAGCAAGACTACCTACCTAGACTGGGCAGCTAAGAACGGATTGGATGCCTGCATCTTTGCAGACAAAGATCATTGGATTAACTTTATTAAGAAACACATCACATGAGTAGTAAGACTCCATTGCAATACTTCAAAGAGATCCAAGATGTATCTCGTGAACAATTTGCCAGAGCTGTTCCAGCACAAAATAGTATTCACGAACGTGATACCTACCGCACAGGAGATGGAGATTATGTGCAGCCACTACGTCCAGGGAGCCAGGATCATAAGCTGTGTCCCTCTCGTGGTTTGTTAGCTAGTACTAGTTCCTAATAACACTATGACTACTGCACTGATCATTGTTTGTTTGGTGATGTACGTTATTAACGATCTTACTTAAGGAGTAACAAATGGCAGGACCGTATGATCAAGGATGGAATGATGCCCTGGATGAGATTGCTAGACGAGCAGCACTGCTGCCGTTTGGTCAAGACACACAGGACAGCATTGTTATCTGGGCTAAAGAAGCAAAGCGTATGCCTCTCAACATGTCAGCTAAAGAACAAGAGCGTTGGCTCTACGCTGAAGGTGACGTAGAAAAAGCAGCTATGCTAGGTAAACAACTTGATTTAAAGAATCACACAGGAGAAGATGAATGAGTTATGCAGAAGTAGAGATGGATGTGTTGCGTTGGGGTGAAGCACGTGGCATTGTGAAGAATGGTAAGGCTATCTCTCAGGCTATCAAGACGCTTGAGGAAACAACAGAGTTGCTAGATGCCATCAATCGTAAGAACTTAGGTGATGCCAAGGACGCTATCGGTGATGTCGTTGTGACGTTAATCATGGTGTGCGCCATCTTGGATGTCAATCTTGTTGATTGCTTACGTGGTGCTTACGGAGAGATCAAAGATCGCAAGGGTTACCTCACACCAGAGGGAACATTCATCAAGGAACCAACATGAGTACAGAAGTAGATGCAATCTTAGATGAGCGTGGCTCACGCTACGGTAGCTTCTATGCCAATGCAGATACAGCACAGCTGTTAAAGCAGGCTATGGAATCTTTAGATGGTTGGGAGAGGTTACAGGTAGATCAGTGTGAAGCTTTGCACATGATTGCTCACAAGATCTCTCGTATCTTAAACGGAGATCCTAACTACACTGATAGTTGGATAGATATTGCAGGCTACGCTAAGCTTGTTGCAGACAGACTTGAAGGAAATGAACAATGAACGGTGTTACTAATATCATCAAAGACATGTGGGAAGCTATGACTCGAACCCCTAGTGCAGAAGAACTAGCTATGCGTGAGTTGGATCAAGCTAAGCGAGATCACCTCACTATGCTTACGGCCCTGGATTATTCCAAGCGTATGGTTGACTACCATCAGGACCGCATCAAACGACTCACAGCTTACATAGCTAAAGGAGTAACTAGTGATGACTAAAGAAGCCTTGACGCTGGCGCTTGAGGCGTTGGAAAGATGCGGCTCTGAAAATTATCCATTAGAACGCAAAGCCATCAAAGCCCTAAAAGAAGCACTAGCCAAGCAAGAGCAGGGTGAGCCTGTGGCGTGGGTCAATCTTGATGATCTTTATGACTTAGAAGCTGGAGAAGATGGTGACGTTCCTTACGTTGTGCGAGGAAATGAACAGCCAAAGAATATGCCGAAATCTATTCCTCTCTACACCACACCACAACCAGCACAGAAGCCGCTGATGTTAGAAAAATTCAGCGAGATGAAAGCATTGCTTGATGACTCCAACGCGCCACAGCATAAGACGATAACGGATGATGAGTTAAAAATCATCATGGAAACAACCATGCCTGTAATTGATTGGAAAGCAAGGCACGGAGTTGAACTAAACAATGGTGAACGCAATAAATGGATGCTTGAATGGTTTATTGCATTTGCCAGAGCAATCGAAGCCGCCCACGGCATTAAGGGGGACGCATGAAAACGCAGCATTGCGATGAATGCAAGCACGCCACCATGCGAGCACTACCAAAGCCTGTCCTGATCTGCGCCATGCTGCACAAACCTCGGTTCTATGCGCCCGTTTACTGGCTCAAAGATACGTGGGGCTGGAAGCGCAAGTGCGAGGATTTTCAGACCAAACTCAAGGAGAAGAACACATGACACCGCTAATCAAAGAAATGGTTAAGTTGTTTTCGGTGGCTGACCTTGACCCAACGCAGATGCAATGGTTTGATGTAACTGGAGCAATTAAAGAATACATTGGCTATGACCAGCGCAAATACTTGTTACACCCAGCACCATATAAGAACAT